TACTGAAGAGATCGTCTTCTATAGCGGCGGATGCTCCTGCACCTAATGCTTCTACTGCATTTCCTGCATTTAATCTCTGTAAAAAAGAGGGGCTAACTATATCTTCTTCTCCTAATTCTTTTCGTGCTTTTATTGATTCTTTTAACTGTGCGTTTACCTCTGAAATAGAATTGCTAAGTATTTGAAATTGTCTTATTTGAGCTACATTTGACGGAAGTGCTCCAGTAATAGCATTTTGATATTCTTTTCCTTTAGCTACAAGTGCATCTAGTATTTCTTCTAACTTTTTCATTTCTTTTTTATATGCTTTTACTTCATCTGTATTAAAGATTTTATCAAAAGCAATAAAAGCTATACCAGCAGCTATTGTTAGACCTGCAAGTATAGGTAAAAATCTTAGAAAAGCTGCTCCTATAATTTTTAACTGACTAAATAATCCTTTAAAAACATTTGTTAATTTTGTATTTGCTTTTGTAAGTATGCCAGTTTTTCCAGTAGTTTCACTTAACTCTTTTGCTCGTTCACCTAGTATTACTGAATTAGCAGTTAAAGCTGCTCCTAATCCTATTTCACCTGCACTTACTTGTTGTAAAACCTCTGCATTTTTTGATAGAAACTTTGCATTAATTTCAGCACTTCTTGCAGCAACGGAAAAAGCATCTGCTTTGTTTTCTGCTGCTTGTAATTGTTCTACAAGAACAATTTGTTGTCTTATTTGAGCTAACTCTTGTTCTTTTAATGTTTTATTCTTTAAAGCTCTGGTTTGAAGATTTTTCTGTCTAATCTTTTCTGAGTTTCTTAATTTTGTTAATGCAACATTATACTGTTCAGTTGAAGCGGCTCCGTTAGCTATAGATTTCTGTAAAACTTGAAAATTACTTGTCCCTAATTTAAAATCTTTAACTCCGGCCCTTGCAGCAACTATCTGAGCTTGTGCAAACTTTGAAAGCTCACTCGCGGCTTCGGAAGCCTCTATAGCAACATTAGCAGCTCTTGATGCAAATCCTGTAAGTGCAGGAATCATAGTACCTACAATAGTACTACCGAATAGTAACATAACTCCAAATAAAGTTGTAGTGCTTTCTGCTAGTTGACCTAAAACATACTCTAGTCCTACGGTTTGGTTAAAGAAGTTAAATATATCTTTTGTTAAATCTCCAAAAGTTGCTCCCAATCTTTGATAGGCTGTTGGCTCAGCATTTTTTGCTATCTCCCCAAACTTAGCACTACCTTGTTCAAGAATAGCATTCATAAAAGCTTGTCGTCTTTCCATCTGTGTTAAGGCATTTGCACTTTTACCTAATTGTGCCGCATATTGTTCTACAGCATCGTCTAAACGAACCATAATACCTAATTCATCAAGAATTTCTGGTTCTAACTTAATTGCACCTCTTGTAAGACGATCAAAAGCGTCCGGTAAACTTCTTCCTAAAGTAAGAGCTGCACCTTTTGCAATCTCTGCTAATCCTTGAAGTTCTTTTGCTCCAAAGCCACCAGATATACCTAAAGCAGCTGCACTAGAAGCTTGTTCTAAACTTAGAGCTCCACCTGTTGCATCCCTTAAATTATCTGCAAGAACACTCAAAGTTCTACCAGATTGATTACCTACAATTTCTAACCCTTCTCTTAGTTTTGTGAACTCTGCTGCTCTTGATAATGCACCAAAAGCTGCTGTAGCAGCAAAAACGTTAGCAGCTAAAGTAGCATATGCACTAACTAAAGTACTAGAGCCACCACCGCCATCTGTTCCGATAGTTTGAGCCATTTTTGAAAAAGACTTAGAACCTGCTAAATTACTTTGGTATAGACTTTTTTGTTGCTTATGAAAATCATTTCCAGACTTTTTAGTTTTTTTCTGTGATTTATCAATTTCATTAAGACTTTTATTAACTTTTTTCGCACCTTTGTCAAGTTTCAAAAACCCCTCAGAGGTAATTTTTACTCTTAAATCTGCTATTACTTCGTTTGTCATTACTTTTTGTTTTTTATTCTATCGTACTCAGCTTTTAATTTTTTCTGAGATTTTTCAATAGCTCTACTGTCTAACCACAGTATAGTTTCATATACATAGTCTATTTGATTATTTCTAATATTATAGTGTTTTAACAAAAACTCAAAATTTGTAAAGTCTTTGCCTGTATATCCAATTTCAGGATATATTTTGTCTCCAAGAGAATTAAATATGCTAATAGTGTTTATTACTATGTCTGGGAAGTCTTCCCAGTCAGGAGGACATTTATCCCAATCAATTTCTTCGCCAGTTTGCTCACACATCATGAGATACTGGTCTTTTGTCATACCTATTTCTTTATTATTTAGATATAGCTCCAGACGCTTTTTTATTTTTTCCTGGTTGTTTACTACGAAAGTTTTCTAAATCGAAGACTACCTCATTGAGCCAGTTATCAAACTCAGAAGAATTTTCGACTAAAACTTGTGCATTATCTAGTGAATAATCCATCTCTTCTTCAGGATTTTGACCTGCTAGGTCAACTAAGATTAAGTCTTCTAAGTATGAAAGTTTTAATCCTTTCCAGCCTTTAACAGTTGCTTCTGTAAATTCTTTTACAAATTTTTCGTCATCTAAAGATTCTTCAAATGCTCTTGTTTTTCTATTGAACTTGTTTGAAGTACACTTTTTTCTTAAGTTTACTAATTCTTTTCTTGATAAATTTGCAAGTTCTACTTCAAATCCATCTAATCCTGGGAACTCAGCCCATGTTGTTTTACTGTCTACCAGTAACGATTTTAAATCCATTTATTTTCTCCTAATATGTTATAATGGTTCCTAAATTTGCGGGACTATTGACTAAACGAAAGTCAATTGTCTGCGTATAAGCTTCAGCAACGTTGCTTCTTTTTGTAAACATACAACCTGTAAGGTTGGCGTTTAAGAAAGTAGAATTATTAACTATTGTCTTAATTCCTACATTTGCTGAAATATCAAATGATTGAAAAGTAGCAGAATTATTACTTGTTATGTATTGTGTAATATTTCCACTTACTACTCTATCTCCTAATGTATAAGTTGTCGGATACATTGCATTTCCTGCATTAGTAACTGACAAACTATTTTGTAACGTTTCAAAAGGAGTCCAATTGATATTGTTTTGCACTTGTAAAGTTGTAGTAGCAAGATTCGGTACATCTACTGAATCAACTTCTACATCTAAAAGTGATAAGGTGGGAGTTCTAGTTGAACTGGCGCTTACCAGAGAACCTGGAAGCGAATAACTAGCATTTCCCACTCTACTTAGCTTTTTAGCTGCTCCACTTACAGTTAATATAAGTGGTGAGCCTTTCGCTAAATTAAACTCTCCTTGAGTAATTACGCAACCTTCTAATTTGAAGGTGCTTTCTCCAGTTACGATATATAAGTCAAACGATTTTAATAATTGTTCTCCATTACTTGTGTCGTAATCTGTTAGAAGACTTTTTACGATTGATTCATCTTTCTCTTGAGTTAGATGAACTGCAAAACTAAAGTTCGCAGGATTTGCTTTTGTTATAGTTGTTCCCTGAAACATCTTTGTCTGATCGTGCAAAGTCTTTACTTCGTATGCATCTTCCGCGAATGTTTGTGAGAACGACACTTCAGGAGTCGTTTTAATTAAATAACGACTCCCATTGTGTACGATGTGTACACTACTTTCTCGAAGTAGATTGTACGCTGTCATTGTTATACAGTGACGTCTGTAGTATAAGTAGAATCAGAATGACTTGTTAAACCTTTATATTTAACTGTCATTTCGTCTCCTGTTAATAAGTCAGTACCCTGAGCAGCAAATTCAACAGTTGTTGAAATAATGTCCGCTGTTTCAATTGTAGGTATTTGTAAATGAGCTTTTGGTAAGTCAAATTCAACTACTGGAGTAGAAGAAGACCCGCCGCCCATAAATAGACTCATATCAAATGCGTTGTTAACTAAGTCAGTAGCTGCTGTTAAGTCAGATAGTAACGAGTTAGAACCATTTGCTTTAGTATCTAAATACATAGTTAAAGAACCACTAACCTGTCTAGCTCCTGAGAAAGATCCTACTGGAACGTCCACAAGACCTAAAGTTTCTGGTGTTACATAAGTAATATTATTAGCAATAGTTAGTGAGCCACCTGTGATATTAATATCATAAGTAGTTGTACTATCTGATGCGCCAACTTCTAATACACCTGAAGCATTTTTTGTATGCGTCAAGCTTAGAGTTGATAGTTTATTTCTTAAATAATCGCCATCACTTGGTGCAGTAGTATCTACGTAGTTATACGCTTCAGTATATGTAGCTGCTGAACTTATTGTTTCAGTTCCATCAGTAACAACTGTTATAGCTTTTGATGGATCTTCCACTGCTGTACTTACTTGGTCAATTGTTGTTGCATTTCCTGACCAAGAGATAGTAGCGATACCATCAATTGAAAAGTCAATTTCTGCCTGGTTTACTTGACACTCATTTAATCTGTATGTTGTATTCTCTAATGCAAAGAATATTGAAAGTTTCAATAATTCATGATGGTCTGACCTTGCGAAAGATACATCAGCATCTGTTCCATCACAAGTTACCGCAGTAGCTGAAGTTCCACTTTCTGAACCTCCAGTAATATCTTTACCTGCAATTGCAGCCCAAAGAATATTTTCTACCATATCATGAGTACCACTTGATCTGTGACTGTTTGTACCATGTTTAAAAGGTCTTACATAAGTTTGGAAAGACCATTCTGCTGGTGGTAAAGAGTCATTGAATCTTTTTGAGCCTCTATTTGGAGCAGCACCTGCTTCACTAATTGTTACATCAGTAGCATCACTACCCTGTGAGAAACTATATCCGTCTAACACACCTAATTTGAAGGTATTTGCATCTGTGCCATTACCTTTAAAAAGTCCTGTAGGTAATCTGCTTCCTTGTGCAGTTAGAGCGCTAACTCCATCTACAACTAATGCAAAAGATGTACCTGTACCTGTTGATGCTGTTTGAGTTGCAGTTTCATTATTTACGAAAGCTGTTCCTCTAAAGTTATTTATAAGTGCTACTGAAGTTACGGCTCCTGAATTAACAGCATTTACTACTACTTTTAATCCTGTTCCGCTTCCAGAAGTTGTACCTAAAGTAAGAACATCTCCTACAGCATGTCCTGAACCTCCTGTGAACCCGTCCACACTTAATACTGAACCACCGCTTGCGTGTACTCCATTACCAGTTGAGACGAATACCGAGGTATTTCTTGATAGATTTAAAGCCATTTTGCTTATCTCCTATATTTACTTTGGAAAGGGTTTAGCTAGAATTTTCTGCTTTACCTGTTTCCTAATATCGTACTTCGACTACCATTTCACCTATACCTAAAGGAGATATGACTCCCTCATCTGTTCCTATTGATTGAATAGTTATAGATGTTGTTTGTAGGTTTGGCGATACTGTATCGTCATACACTAGTATGTCATTATCGTCAATTACTCTTTCGAGGTCTTCAAGTAATAGTGACAAAACTTCTTGAGGGTCATTTGCATCTTCTACATATGCCCTGATTGTTACTGTTAAAAATCTCCATTTAAAACCTCCAGGTTGATACTGTCGTGTTTCATCTCCTGCTACAACACATACTTTTGGGTATTGTTGAATTTCATCTAAAAATACTAAATGTGAGTCAGCATTATTAAAGATGTTTGAGTTAAACGGATGGTTTCCATCAATTTGTTTAAATTTACTTACAAGACTTTCGGCTATCTTTTTTCGTTGAGTTCTTATTGCCATTATATTCTCCTAAGTGTAAATTTTTTCCCTAAATCTTTTTGAGCCAAATTTCTTATGCTCTTTGATATTAAAGGCTTGGGGTTATACCCTAAAGGCCATTGCTTAGTGCCTAAGTTTTCAAATGTTGAGTAAACTCCCTGCCTATTTTTACTGGTACCTCCTCCAGTTAACATATAGGTGTATTCGCCTGTATATGTTTGACCTGTATCTCTTAAGTTTAAAAGTTGTACACTGTTGGAAAATATACCTGTTCTATTTATAAGAGCAGGTCTTCCCATATTTCTTCTAACTTCTGCAGGTAATCTTGCATTTATAAGTCTTTTTAATTTGTTTAATTCTTTTTGTAAAGACCCCGACTCTCTTTTATCCTCTGATCTTTTACCTGCAGCTTTGAGGTTAGAAACAGCTACTATATTCTTTGCCTGTTTACTTATACTGCTTAGTTTGCTTTTTAATTTATTAGTAGTTTTAGGCAAAGGAACAGAATAACTTGTTTTCTTACTAGTCCTGGACTTATACTTTTTTACTTTTTTTCCTGCTAAAGTATCTGCCAATTGTTCTGTTAATACAGTTTTTATAGTTTTTGAACCTTCAATATTCTGTGGCCCTATTTTTTGTATTTCTTTTAGTAACTTGTTTACGTCTGCTTCTCTTTCTTTTTTACTTCCCAGTACTTGAATACGAGCTCTTCCTACCATATTTTGAAATTTACTTTTATTTAAGTGGTCTTCTTTTGTTT